TTCTGGATAATAGAAGGAAGGCAAGCAGCATAGCACTCCTGCATGAACTGCTCATCGTTCTCGAAATCGAAACCATCGATCTCAGTGGACTCATTGGTGAACACATCATCCTCACGATTGGCAAATGCACGGAGGTCATTCAGGAACTTACTCATAATTCAATAATCCTCCTTATGTTGATTATTCTTTTGAACAGACAAAAATACTTGCGCAAGCATTTTTAGCATTATTCAGTCATCTCTCGGTCTGATAAGTGTCCAGTTTATCAGACTACAATGCTTATATTAATGTTTGAATATTTAATTGTATATAGAACCGTTTCTTTTTCCACATTTTCACTAACTTCTATATATTATGGAGGTGAGGCCTTGATATGAAAGAGATAATGAAGCACGAATGGATCTCTCGTATGACAATGGCAATGTGTGCAACTCATCCAGAGGTAGAGAAGAGTAAGATAGAAGAGATGGTTGCACAGATATATGCAAAACGCGTAAAGGATACAGAGGTAAAGATTTTTAATAATTATGAAAACACTTTGGCATCAGCAACACTATTAAGTTTAGTGGATTGGTTTAGGAATTCTAAACCATTGATTGCTGAGTCGGGTGTTTATTTTTATCCAAAGTCGCAAAAGCGTAATGTGAATGTCGAAATTATCAAGGATGATATGCTTGATATTCGTAAGATTCATAAGAAAGAAAAATTTAAAGCAATGCAGGCTGGTGATGAATTCTTAGCAGCTGTTAAGGATCTACAGCAAGCAAACGATAAGAAGGCTGCAAACTCAGGATATGGTGCAGAAGGTCAGTCATCTTCTTTTTTATATAACATTCATTCAGCAATGAGTGTAACATCCTGTGGTCGTGGTCAAATCAGTACGGCTTGTCAATGTTTTGAAAATCTATTGGAAGATAATGTATTATTCTTCCATATGACTGAATTCTATAACTGGGTATATAATATCATTCATGAAGAACCGGATTGGAAATATGATGTATGGGATGTTGTGGGGATTAGTCCAAGTCGACAACAGTTCATAGATCGATATACGAAGAAGTTTGGTCATGAATCATTGTGTAATCCAGAAGAGATTGGTCAGGTATATGATAGTTTAAGTGATGAGATGCGAATCAGAGTATATTATAAAGCAAATATCAGAGAGTTTTTATCTTTGAAGAAACCTGCTTATTTATATTCTGATATAGCATGTGCTGATGTAGAGTTTATCGATCCAAATATTATGCCGGAAGAGATTAAACCGATGATTGATAAGTTAACAGATTGGGTTTTGGAATTTGTAGCTTATAAACATGGTATCTTCCGATATGAAGATAGAACTCGATATCAGAAAAGAAAATGTACCATTGTTATCGATTAACTTGAAATCTAGTCGATGTAAAATCGGTTAAATTGCGGGAAAGCCCCCATAACCTTGATAGGCTACAACGTAACCGGAAACGGTAAGCGTGAATGCGGTATATCTTTAAAAGATCAGAAACCATAAAAACAATCAAGTCAGGGGTAACCGAGTGTGCAAGTCACTCAGACGCATCGAAATACCTCAGCGGGTAGTGCCGGTGGTAGACGTTCAGAGACTATAATACCGACTCATATGAGATTGTATAGTCCACTCCCTTTTAAATACTAGGAAACTAGGGGTACTATAGGACAGATTCTTAAGAAGTGGGAATCTCTAAATTCTGTGAATTGACGGGAACGTAAGTAACTTATGATAAGTTATACCTTAGAGCCTTATACACGAAGTAATCACAGGAATGTAGATTATGGATCTGGAGAAAGACCAGATGTATCGTAAAAGAGATAAGGATTGGTTAACCCGCAGCCAAGCATCCAGAACGGATGAAGGTTCAACGACTAATTGAAAGCGTCCATTAGCATGGTAATGGGTAGCGTGAGTAAGTGAGGGCTTAAGTGAGCTCAAAGCGCAGAATATATACCACACCAATGCGTGGTTGAATGATATAGTCTTCTCTTACGGGAAATCCGTAAGCGGTTCATTATGAACGGGATAGGAATAACGACCCTATCTGAAAACAAGGAACTTTCTTCATTATGGTTCACTTTATAAATATCTGATCGAAAATGTTCTTCAAGGAAAACTTTTCAGAAAGAAATCAGATCGAGAAGCGTATAAACTTCGTGTATTAAACGTATTGTCGAACTTCAGTACAAAAGCAATTATGGAGCGTTTGTGGTTTTATTGTGGAACTGCAAATATTGCTGAAGAAGATAGACAGCATATTAATATGAAGAATGAGTTTTATTATTCTCGAGTTATGGTTACGTTTGCCAAGAAGTCCTATGTTGGGCTTCAGAAACGACAGGAAGAGGTTGTCTTTAAAGAACCAAAGATCGATGTGAAAGGTGTTAACTTCTTTAAGAGTACAGCGTCTGAAGATACAAGTAAGTTTATCTACGATAAAGTATTGATGGGTGAATTACTTGATCCTCCCGATGAAAAGATATCTTTGAGAAGAACGTATAAGACAATTAATGATTTCCAGAGACAAATGGGTAATGAAATTCGTTCTGGTAATACTGGATATCTGAAGAGATCTATTCGAGTAAAGACTCCTGATGGATATGCAGATCCAATGCGAATTGGTCAGTATAAAGCAGTCTTTATTTGGAATTATGTAATGCCGGATAAAGAACGAATTGATTTACCAGCAACTGTTACTTTGGTCAAAGTACAGTTAAGAAATAAACAAGATGCAGCTCCATTAGAAAGATGGCCAGATATTTATAAGAAGATTTGTAAGTTATTTGATGAGAATGATGAAGTAGGAGATACCATTGATCCTGCAACTGGTAAAGTTAAGAAGGGTAAGGGTATCAAAGCAATTGCTATGCCAAGTGAGTTAGAAGAAGTTCCAGAATGGTTGTTATCTATTATCGATGTAGAAACTCTGGTATCTGATAATATGAAACTGTTTGGGCAAATTTTCAAACCTCTTGGGATGAGTCCTGGAAAAACAACTCATAATGGAGCAACAATGACTTATTATACGAACATTGTTCGAATTTAAAGGAGGTAGCTTATGTTTAAATATAGTGGTGCAGATTTCAATAAGATTATTGAACTGGAGAAGGCTCTGAAAGAGAGCCTCTCCAAAGATATCACGATCAGTAATCAGAAGGGTATCGAAGAGGTTATCACTGATGAGAATTGGATGGATGATCCTCTGCCCGTTGTTATTCTGATCAGTGGTGCTGGTGGTAATGGTAAAGATACTTTCATTAACTTCGTAAATCAAAGTCTGGCAGTATATAATATCTCTACAATCGATCCAATTAAAGAAGTTGCTTCTACTCTGATTAATCTGACTGTAAGTAGCGATTATAGTCCAATTGATAGTCAGAAAGAAATGGATGATAAGAGTGATAAATATCGTGAGTTTCTTCATGAGTTAAAGATGGCTTGGTCTAATTTTAACGATGGACCGAATATTAATATGCTCGAAGAGACTCGTCATGTACTGACAATGCATGAAGATGAGCGTGAGCGTTATGATGTTATTTTCATTCATGTACGCGAACCCGAAGAGATTGCAAATCTGAAGAAAGATATTGAAAGATACTTCGGCATTGCTTGTTTGACTATGTGTGTGCAGGGTCTTGTTGATCCTGCTGCATATGAAAATGAGTGTGATAAGAATGTAGATAAGTATTCTTATGATCTGTATATTACCAATACTGATCTGGAGATTCTGAAGATCCAGGCTATGTTCTTTGCTGCGCGTTTGGAGAATGTAAATAAGACAAATGGTATTCCTTGTTGTTATGATCATTCTCATAATGTATCTAATGCTGATGCAACTGATCTCACTAAAGTGCAGACTAATGCAGTTACAGATGATAAGATCCATGAGATTGTGAATGCAGTAAAGACTGCAGCAGATGAGGAGGTACCAAATATCGCCGGGTTTCATACCGACGTGGATCCTGCTGACCTTGCTTAAGTTAACCAATATACCTGGACAGGTATTATTGATTATCTTATTAATAAGATTATCATTTTCTTCTTTTCGAGTTTTCTTATATGAGAAATATTTTAAGAAGAAATCAACCTCGGCATAGTAGTAAAAGAATATTTCATTGACAATATAATATACCGAGAGTAAAACAAGAATAATAACAATAAATAGAAAAGATGATTCCTCTCAGTATCTCGGGCTGAGAGGATGATTCTTTCTCAAAGAAAGGTTGGTAATATAATATGCCTATGAATAACTATTCCCAGTATAATTCTGGCCCTAAGCCTGCTGGCAACTATCCTCCCCGCAATAGTTATAATCGTCCTGCTGGTGGTAATAGTCAGGCTTTTAATCGTCCAGCTAATACTGATAGCCAGACGGAAGGCGTCATGATGACCAATGATAAGGTTGGTAAGTTCCTTCGTACTCGTTATTGGAATCGTTTCCTGACAATTGAAATCGGTACGTATCAGCCCGGTACTCTTCTGGATTTTAATGCAATACGTAATGCACAGGTATTTAATGCGGTCTGCTCTTTCAGTACGATGTTTGCTCTTCGCAATATTATGGAAGAAGTTATGGAGTCTCTGAAGCAGACGAATACTTTTGAGTCTGTTGCTGTTGAAGGTAATCAGAAGAAGGACGTCATCGTTGAGATTTCCAATGGTTCCAATATTAATCAGCCGATGGGTCTGTATCTGGTTATCTATAAGAACGTGGATGCTGGTAAGAGAACGAATACCTTTGAAGTATATCCTTTCAGTGGAATGAAGGTTATGCGCGGGTATGATCATAATACTGGTTCTTCTAAGGATGATATCAAGTCTATTGGTGAATTCAAGAAGTTTTATACGATTATAAATGAAGCTTGTAAGGCATTTACTATGGCTCAGGCACATGCTGTGAAGGAAGCCACTAAGATGGATCGTATGGCTGGTATTAATGCTCTGACGGCTATTAGCGCTTCTATGGGTATTGATCAGATGAAGACTGTTACTGCAGCTACTACTGGTGGTGCTCGCACGACTGGTCAGTCTTCTTATAGCCGTGGGAATAGTTATGGTAATAACAACAATGGTACTGGTCCTAACCCCAATAACTATCGTCGTACTTCTCAGGGTGGTCAGTGGAGTCGTGGTGGTCAGTATGGTGGTAACAGTACCGGTAATCGTAATTCCTATCAGCAGACCCAGGCTAATATGGCAAATGCTGGTACTCCTTCTACTCCTACTGATAATGTAGATGTGACTTTGTCTGCTGCCACTCTTCAGCAGGTCACCTTGGATGATTTCACTTAATTGAGTATGGAAGATTCTAAGAAAACATTGACACGAGAGGAGATTCAAGCAAGTAGACCTAGTTTGGATCTTTTCCCTCAAATGATGTCAAGTACACGTATGTTAATTATCGATTATGATGTGACACGTGTACATAGCTTTGATATCTTCCGTATGATGTTACTTGATAAAGATTTTGCAGTGCAGGTAGATAAACGATTTTATCCAATACTTACTTCTCATGATTATGAAGAACAATTAGCATATTATATTCAACGTGCATATAGTCTAAATCCATTGGACTTATTTATTCATACAAAAGATAAGATAGATATTATTCAATATGAAGAACAGATTCCAAACCTATTGAATAATGATATCATAAAAATTAGCCCAACTGATATTATGGATCAGTTCGGTGTATGTTTTTCTAAGAAGACTATAACTGGTTATCTTTTGCGTTATGAATGTGATAAGTTCCCTATACCATGGATCGATAAAGTAAAGGTATTTACTTCAGATCGTATATTAGATATGCGTATGGCAAGTGCTATTGTTCAACAATATCAAATAAATGCTGTCATGTGTTCCAGTATTGAATGTGCTATACTCTTGGCAAATAGATTACATAGTATTAAATACAATGGCCCAATCACATTCATTGTAGGAAGATATATGTATAACTATGAACCAGAATACCCAAGCATTATGAGGATGACTGAGATGATGTATTATTATACATTAGAGAAGAAATACGAGTTTGGTACATTTACCCCATTTGCAAATCTTCAGATTCCCAATAGAAGAAAAGAGGAAACAACTGATGATCAACATCCAGTCTAATGCGATTCGTGGCGATTATCTTTATGATATCATGGATAAAACCATGAAAGAATTACATGATGATATCGTCACTGTTTTTGGTCCCTATGCGAAAGATGCTTATCTGACACAGAATGGACTTCCCTACTATACTCGAGATGGTAAAGAAACTCTGCGTTTAACTCGTTTCGATAATGAGCTTTCTATGTATGTACTGAAGATTCTTTATCAGGCAGTTCAGCAGCAGGGCAATAAAGTGGGAGATGGTACTACTTCTCTTAGTGTTCTGTATACCAATATGTATAAGAATATCCGTGGGATGATTCCTCGTACTTGCAGCACTGTTACTCGTCGTGATTGGGAAAATACCATTCATGATATTATCAAAGCTATTGAATCATATAAGGCTCCTATGACACGTGAGTATCTACATCAAATGCTCTATACATGTGTACAAGATCCGGATTGGGCTGCTACTATTGAATATAATCTGGCTGATGCGATGATGAATGGTGCATATATCACCATTGCTAAATCTAATCTTGCAACAGATTTCAACATGACAGTACATAATAGTCCGCTCTTTAAAGCTACAAAACAGTTCTCTATTCGTCCCATGAAAGCAGAGGAAAAAGAATGTGTAATTTTTCACTGTAATGGTGTTTTGGATATTGCACACGAAGAAGTTATTCGTGCTATGATGGGATATGTAGCTCAGGATACAAACGGCAAATTTTATCCGAAGACAATTATTGTGCTCTGTAATGGCCTCAGTGAGGCTTCTAGACGAACTCTTAAATCTCTGATTGCTGAATTGAATAGTATGCGAGGGAATACTCCTGTAGAAGAGTTTTTCAAGGATTATAATAATTTAGCTATCTTTACATTAGATGATTATCGAACCTATAGCTCTGAGGTTATGGAGGATATTAGTACAATTATTACTGATGAAAAAGGTATTGGTGGTTTAGTTAATCAGCTGACCTTTGAAACTCTTATCTGGCAAGCTATTGCATCTAATAAGGATATGATCCCAGAACTTTGTACATTTGATTGTGATGTACGGCATCTGGCTAAGATTCAAGAGATGTTTACTGATTCATATCAAGTTGATATTGATGAAGTAAAGGGTATTCGTATTCATAAGAAACTTGGTCCTGTTGCACAGGCTCGTTATGATGAACTGCGCAAAGAACAGGATGAAGAAAAATCTGAAGTCAAGAAACTAGAACTTAATAAACGTCTTCGTACTTCTTATGGCCAGTTTATTGAAGTTGAGATTGGCTCTAAGTTAATGAAGGATTCTCAACGTAAATATGAATTGATTCTGGATGCAGTGTTGTCTGCATCCGAAGCTGTAGAGAAGGGTGTACTTAATTGTAACTCTCTTGCACTTGCTGCATTGATTTCTCATGAATATGTAGAGAAAGCTCGTCATGAGAATAATTATAAGAATCAGATCATAGGTACAATCTTTGAATACTCATTTATTGATACTTTAGTTGATATGATTCATAATGGTCCTTTTGATGTAGATATAGTTGATCTTCACAATATGGTCACTGAATATATCGCAAATGTTCATATTTCGGATTCTGAATTTTCTATTAAGAATTTTAATCTGAAAGGTATTACGGATCTGAATGATATCTTTGCGGCTGATGAAATCAATGGTGTAGATTCACATTATGAAGAGTTTGGTAAGTATACTGCAGCGAATGGCGAAGAAGTCACAACGCGATTTAACAATCAAATCATTGAACCAGTATCTATTATCACCACTATGATTGAGAATAGCACACTAGTTTATGAATTGGCCACTGCTCGTACTGTACACTTGGAAGGTTTCATTCAGAATTACATCTGAGGTATCTGAACACGAAGGAATTTGAGATATATACTATATTAGTAGAAAGAATGAATGAGTAATTATAAAATTACAATCTTACATACATTCTTATAATATAGATTAAATTCCTTATGGTATTAATATGCAGTATGCACCTTGCATTGTAAACCTCCTGTTTATAAACCTTCTGTTCTGCATATTAATATAAATGATCCTTTGTATTACCCCCTGCAAAGGATCTATCCTCCCCAAAGGGGTACTGGAGTATATAAGTTCCCCCACTTGTATTCTTCAGTACCCCTCTCCTCTCTTTCATATCCGGGCGTAGCTCAGAGGCAGAGCGCTTGTCTTGGGCACAAGAGGCCGGGATCTCGGAATTCCCCGCTCGGACCATCAGGACATAAACCTGAAGTGCAACTAATAAAATACTTAAAAGGAGAAAATGATCATGGAGAACAACAACATCAACACTAACAATCATGGCCAGGCATTGGCCGCGCTGATTCTGGGTATCGTAGCAGCAGCTTCCTGCTTCTTCGGTATTGGAGCAGTCGTCGGTCTGGTCTGTGGCATCATCGGCATCGTGATGTCCAACAAGGCTAAGGCTGCCGGTAACAATGAGGGTATCCGTAAGGCTGGGTTCATCTGCAGTGTTGTTGGCACTGTGATTGCTGGCCTGGCCTTTATTATTGCCATTGCAGCAGTTGGCATCTTTGGAATGATGATGTCTTATTAAGCAAAAACTTTATTGATTATTGGGGTATTATAATTTTATACCCCAATAATCAATACAAATTAATAAAGAGTCTATTAAAATAATGAAAACATATCGAAATAATTATGGGCGATTGATAGTTTCTTGTCGCAAACCTGATGGTACATATACAACAAGATCATATCCGAGAATTATTATGGAAGAAAAACTTGGTCGTAAACTCAAATTAGATGAAGATGTTCACCATAAAGACCATAATCCAGATAATAATGATCCGGATAATTTAGAAGTTATACTTAAAAAATATCATCTTAAACAACATGCTATAGAGAATTCAAAATATAAGAATAAATTTATGAAATGCCCATGGTGCGGATGTACATTTATTTGGACACAAAAACAACAATCAGAAGCAAGACGAAACAGTAATCGAAAAGATAAGAAAAACAAACATATTATGGGTCCATTTTGTTCTAAGCATTGCTGTGGTGCATATACACGTCAAGTACAATTGGGGCGAATTAAAAATTAAATTATGGGGATATGGCGGAATTGGTAGACGCGCGAGATTTAGGTTCTCGTGTCAAAAGGCGTGGAAGTTCAAATCTTCTTATCCCCACCAGTAGTGTCTTGAGTGACACGGCAAGCTTGGAGAATAGCAATTAGCTCTGGGCTCAAGGTATTATGCTTCATGAATACGCCTGCTCATGAGGGCACCTGTCCACAACGATGTAATATTGCTTAAGCTAAGTGGAGGGCAGGAATCAGAACATATAAGAGAATCATCTAGAGGATGGGTGACTTGACCCGCTACTTACTCTATGTTGGTTCGTTCCGATGGAGCAAAACAATATCTTGCTAGATATTGGATTGGTTGGATGAGACTTAATGAATTGTCTCGAATGGGTGTCACATGGGCTTATACCATAGTGGGCATCGTGTAGGCTTAGTTCTGATTAAATAATAAATACGAAAGGAGAAAGTCAATGTTTACTGTAAGGTGCGTAAGAACACATCGTCACAAGCGCGGTTTAATAGCTAGGCCAGTGGATAGAAAAGCAAGAGATCAGTTTGACAGAAATATGTCTTTATCGGCTGGTCGAATTACTCAGGAAAAATATGATGAGTATCCTGAGTATTATCATTTCAAGAAAACCTTCAATTCAATTGAAGAGTTTATTAAATGGGATAATAACAACTATGGTATGTAATATCCTTTTCTTGAAAAAGACCTTGGTGACCAATGGGACGTTTTTAGAAATAAAACTCGTCACATTTGGTTCAAAGGTCATACAGGGTTCCGGTATAATGGAACTAATTATAAGCGTTATATAAAAGCACAACAAAAGGTTAAATCTCCTTATGCTGCTTATGTAACGCGATGATAAAGATAAAGGGAGCGGGAGAAATCTCGCTCCCTCTCTTTTCATAAAAATATTTTTTGGTGGAGGAAATATTTATGTCAATGAATGATGATATGACTTACTATACTGGTGTCAGTATGCTTGGT